TAGAATTATTAGACTTTTTTTGTGAATATTTTTATGATGTAGGCTAATTACATAGCAAAGGATTGACTATGAAGTTCGAATCTAAAGCGCATAGACCGGTTATTGAGATGCGAGAGGATCAAGTGGATGTGATCGTTGAGGGATTTGCTACAACTTTTGCGCTAAGACGCGCGGCAGGGTGGGCAATGGTGAGTCCTTATCATTTAAAAAAATGGTTGGAGCAGGGCGAAAACGATACAGAAAAAGGCATAGAGTCACTATATGCTCAGTTATTTAGCAAGGTGGGCAAAGCTTTATCAGATCGAGCCCGTGAGTTTTTAGAAAAATTACAGGCGTGTCCTAAAAACGGAACATGCTTGCAATGGTTATTAGAAAAATGTTTTAAAAATGATTACGGCAGCGACACCGAAGAGATGAAAGAATTGATTGACTTGTATTCTAAGTTATTGGAAAGTTATAAACGTTTAGCAGACAACAGACAAGGAGCCCTTACACATGGCCGAGAAATGGATACAGAAAGCGATTAAAAAACCTGGTGCTTTGCGTAAAGAGCTCAAAGTAAAAAAAGGCAAAAAGATTCCTGCAAAGAAGCTGAAGTCAGCCGCAAAGAAAGGCGGTAAACTTGGGCAGCGTGCACGATTAGCAGAAACATTAAAAAAGATGCGAAAGAAAAAGTAATGCAATGGTTTTCATGATGAATTTACCTATTAAATGGAGTTAATACTATGACTACACCAGTACCGATGACACAGCAACAAATTGATCAATTGAAAGTATCTTTGATCAACACCGTTAAACAACTTTATACACAATTCTTAGAGCAATTAAACTCTATCCCTTGCAACCTTGAAGTGAAAAAGATTGCATTAAAAGAGTTTGATACCGGTTATTTGTGGTTTAAAGAGGGGATAGTAGCCTTTGATTTCTCCCAAATGCAAATGGTTACACCTGAGCCACAACCAACCGATCAAACAACACCTACAGACCCCACAACGCCACCACCAGCAACACAAGAAGCACCAGCCGAAACACCACCTAGTGCATGATTCCGCAAGAATACTTTGATAAGATTGTAGAATTTTTCAAAGGTGATAGGCAGAAAGCCTGGTTATGGTTTCAAACCATTAATCCAGGCTTAGGCGGTGTAACTCCAATGCATATGATAAAGCTAGGCAGGGAGCACAAACTAAAACAGTTTATTGATTCACGATTAAATGGGTATTGGCCATGAAAGAATTATGTTGTAGATGTTTAGAGCGTCATAATCCACGTTGGGATGTCGAATTATGCGAAGTAATCGTTCTGATCAAAAAACGATTTGATGAAATCCTCCGACACATTCAAGATGACGTAAACATGCTTGAAGAAAGAGTTAAATTTAATTTTAATTGCATACAAGATTTACAAGTTGAGAAACAAGATCGTGAGCTCATCACAATTCATCCGTGGGTTGAAAAGCAAATAGCAGACAAAAACAAGCGCATCACAGAGCTCGAAAAGCATTTGAAGTGCCGTGATGAGCGTATTAAATTACTTGAGAATGATATCTACGAGCTCCATAAAAAACAAACTCAACAAGTCAATGCCGTAATGTATCGCCCTGACCACAAAGGCATTGAGCTATGATCGACACTTCCGAAAAGATGAAGTTTGAACGCAAAGACGAAATGTGCCCTCTTAAAAAAGAAATCATTATGTATTTGTTTGACTTCACTCAACGGAAAGCACCACGAGATCAATGGATAAAGTATGAAGGCGAGTTTATCTACGACAAGAAAAAATACAATTTAGCCTGTGAGTGCCGATGGGATAACATTATGTTCACTTATCGCAATTTAGAAATATCAGAGCAACGCATCATTGAAATTGATATACAAGATATGGTTAAAGCGGGGTTAATCCATTGACAGAGATCACAGAGATTCAACAGCTACGCAATGATTTAACTTTATTGCAACGTCAATTTGAAGGTGGGAACGCTGAAAGATTTGAACATTATTTTGTTCAATTAAGAGAAGAACAAGTAAGCTTTCGATCAGAAAGAATTAAATACACTAAGTCATTTGAAAAAATACAAATGCTCGAAAATAGATTTAATGAAATTGAAAAATTTATGAAACATCTATTAGATTTCTTTAATCCCAATACTAAGATGCAACAAAAGATAAGAAAGCTTGAGGAAATGATTAATGAAAGAGATCAAGAAATAGCTAAGACACGGGATATTTTAAAGGCTGCTTTAAAATGAAAGATGATTATTATTCAACCCATAAAGGCATTCAAGATATCCAAATGGGCAAAGAATTAAAGTTGCATCAAATGTCAATGCAACATGAATTAGACGATGTGCGAAGATCATTAAAAGCAATCCTAGACAAACTTTATTCAATGGATATGTACATGCGCCGAGCACATTATGATTACAAAGGCAAAACCTATAACGGCGATGACTTTGAAAAGGCCGTAATCAAACAATTTCTTGAGGATGTCGCAAAGAAGCGATATTCTCATGACGATTTAATAAAACTAGAGAAAGGTGAGTTATGAAACACTTTGTTAAGAAAACATTAATTGTCACAGCTATTGCAATCATCATTAATCCAATGCTAGCACAAGCAAGTGACGCCAACACAAAAGCCTATTGTAACAACAATTGGAAACAAGCAAGCCCTGGATGGACAAATATATCATCAACACACGGGGTGACCATCATTAATAAAACCAAAGTAGCGCTTGTTTATGACATTTATTTTGATAACGCGATTCAATACCCAAAGATGCGAGAAATGCCGCTAGATTACACTGACGCGCCTTATACGCCAAACGCTCACGCTGAGTACCATGTAAAGCTAGAGCCTGGTCAACGCTACGATTTTGGTGAAATTACGATCCAAAAGCTTGCAGGTTTCCCAAAGAGAGGCGTTTATAAAACATGGGCAACTACCATCGTTAAATTTAACGGCGCTCTGTTAGACAAGTGCGATCATTACACGAACATAGAAATTAGTTAGGTCGTAAATTATGTACGATGAAAAATACAATCATTTTATTACTGAGTTCACCAAAGAATTATCTATTGCTTATCACAATATATTGGCTCAGCGTAAAGAATTCCATGATGCACAGGACACATCACCATTAATAAATTTAACTTTAAGCGTTTATATGAGCTCATTATTTAATATTTTAGACGTCATTAAAGAAACTACGATAGGCGAGATAAAGTTAATACACCGAATGGCTGAACTTAAATCCACATTAGAAAAGGCTCTGATGAGTTTACCGTGGATGTACAAAATTGAAGAAAGGTATGAATAAAAATGAACAGACCAGCTTTTACAAACGAACAAATAGATTGGATATGTGGTCAGATCGGCCATTGGTATCTGATGATGAAACCATTGCTTGAAGGTCAACACAACTTAGGTCACATGAAAGAAAGACTTAAAATCATGATTTGTGGTGAAGAGAGAAACGAATAGGGATTTACAATGAATGCAAGAAGTTTTCAATTCATAGCAGAGTTACCAAGCGGCTATGACTATAAAATTTTTCAAATAGGTGGCGAGATTCGCATAGTCGGAGCGGCTAGTGATAAACCACCTATCGGCTTCATATTACATGACTCAAAGGAATTGTTAAAAATTGATTTAGAGTTTAATGCCGAGCAAACCAATGATTAAGATTACAATTTATATTGAAGAAAGCATGTCAGATTTTGACATGAGCAAAGCACATCAAGTATTTGGATTATTAAAAGATTACCCGTTAAGAATGGAAGTTGAAGATGTTAGAAATAAATTGACGATCGAACACAACATTGACTAAGGAGAAACGTAATGGATTACGATTTTAGCGGCTTATGTGCAGATCAATTGGAAAAACTCAGAAAGAGATTAGATGCTTTTAATAAAACTTTAGTGCGTGACTACAAGCTAGGATTAAACATCATCAACAATCCTATTGCTAATGAGCACCGTGGCGAAACCATCATAGAGGTTGAAGATCACTTGAGAGATGTCGTTAACAAAACAGAAATCTTTTACACAGAAGCACTGAACAAAGTGCAGCGAACACTCGCAAGGCATCTATGATGATAATATTTATATTGGTCTGCATTATAAATATAGTTTATTCAATATTTGTAGTGTATTTCTTTTGTCAGATGTTTAAGCACAGAAGATTAGCCAATAACTTACGCAAAGTACTCAAGGAAAAATATGGGATCGTTGTTGAAGAGCCTCCATTATTTTAAAACATGGGTCAGAAAAATGCTTTGTTATGTCGATTGCCATAACTACAAACTCACGCATTTTATGCTGCCCTATCGAAAACAATGCAAAGCCTGCGGTAAAAAAATGTTATACCGTGGCACAGGCATATGGGAAGATTACGATTAATGCCCGACGATACTAGAGCCTGTTACTGTAAACCTGTCGTTTGCCAAAACGTAATTCAGTTAATAAGGTAGCTATGAACTTGAGGGAAAATAGGGCGCCAGTTTACGGCTGGGACGGCAGTAAGACGTTAATTCGTCATCGAATAGGAGGTGTTCGATATTAAGTTACTGCTCAGAGCCACCATTTATGAGGATGTAATGAGACTGTTCACTCAAATGTAACCGATTGAAGGGTCGGTTATCGTCCTCGCCAAATTTAAAAGGAGAAAATATGACTACACTTACGATACATGATCCATCCGCTGAACTTTTTGCACCCTTACGCAATATTAATGATGAACAAAAAGCTTGGCTTGATGAAGTGCGACAAGCTGCAAATATGCTATTAGTACGCTTTGAAGCATTACCGGATAGCCGTAGAAAATCCATAGCCATCACAAAGCTTGAAGAAAGCATTTTGTTTGCTAACAAATGCGCAACTTTCGGGAGATGACATGAAAAAGTTATGGTGCAAATTATTCGGCCATGACCTCGAAGGATCGAAATGGTTTTTAGGCTCACGTCTATGTTGGTGTTGTAGACAGTGGGTGGAAGTTAAGGAAGCACTAGATGGGAATCAACACGGAAGTTGACCTGATCGCGGTCTTTATATTTTATAAGATCGCATCTGGAGTGCAGGCGAAGTTAGCATTTAACGCTGACTTCAAACATTGTAATGTCATTACCTATGACGGCAGCGATTGGATCATGTTAGATTTTGATCAATCCGGTTTATTAACGCGTAAAATAAAATGTGAAAATGGTAGTAAATTAGTCAAATCTCTCCCCATTATTCAAGATGTCACCGCAACCCTCATTATTAACGTCAAACTACGGCATAAAACGCCCTGGCGACCGTGGTGGGTTCGTTCATGCAACGAGATATCCCGATACGCAACAGGTGTTAATATAGGCTTTACCTTTAATCCTGTGCACCTTTACCAAAAATTGTTAAAGTATAGGCATAAACGGAATTACGAAATTTTGTACGCATGGAGGCGTCATCATGGGATTTTTCGGGGGAGGCGGCAATGATCAATATGATCGTGTTGCAGAACTTCAAGAAGAACAAATCAGAAACAACAAGGCAGAGCTTGAGGCAAAGAAGCAAAGCTTATATCAAACTCGCCTCGATATTATCAAAGGCCAAGGTGCTCAAAGCTGGACTCCTAATATGGGAACCAAAGCACCATCTAACTCTAGAGCCAATGAAGCTTTAAACAAATATCCGTTTAATAGGGCTCGCTTTCAACATTAAATTGCTAAGGATGGCAATATATGGCTGAAGATTTAAAAAAACTTTATCGCCGTTTTTGGGAAGCGCGGCAATATAAAGATAGATGGTTGGCACTTTACAAAGAGTTGTACTTCTATGTCATTCCTGATCGAGATGCTTTTAACGTTAAGTTTAACTACAGAGATGATGGAAAACCCGTCACTCAGCAAATCTGGGATAACACCGCGCTGCTTGCTGCTTATCAGCGAGCCAATGACTTACACGGGCTACTATTGCCTAAAGATCGAGTCTGGGGAAAGCTTGTCCTTGATCCCCATCTATATAGTCAGGAATTGATCGACAACGCTAAAGTTGTCATGGATGAAATCAATGATAATATCTTTTTTTACATTAATGAGTCTAATCTTGCTCGGGTGGTTTCTTCTTCTAATCTCGACTTGGTGGGTGGAACAGGCGCTATATGGGTGGAATCTATCTCAGATGAAGTACCTCTATATTGGCGTTCTATTCCTGCTGTTGCTTTGTATATTGAATATTCAACGGATGATGTCGTAAATACGTGTTGGTTTGCCCAAAAGATGACTGGACGCGCCATATTAGACGCGTGGCCTGGTTATCGAGGAAAGCTTAAAGAAACCTTAATGGCTAACCCTAACGAAATTTATACTGTCAATTTCGGCCAAATAAAATATGATGAAGATCATTTTTATATTTATGCGGTAATGGATGATGACCCAGACTCCCTCTTGTTCGACAGAGAATCAGACTACCAACAAATCATCGTGTATCGAGATAGGGTTCGACCTGGCGAAGCCGAAGGCCGAGGTGTCGGTACTGACATGCTACCGACAATCAGAGATCTTAATCTCGTGGTCATGTACTCCAGACAAAACATGGCTTTTAAAGCTAATCCTCCTATGTTTTATGATGCGGGCTCCTATTTTAACCCTTATTCCGTAAGACAATGGGCGGGCGCAATGGTTGCCCGCAATCCTCAAGGGCGCAATCCTCTCGAACCCCTTGAAATGCCAACCCATCCAGACGTTTTGCAACACATTATGCATTTGCAAGAGGCGATCCAGCGCGGCTTTCAAGTTGACCCATTAGGCGAGATACAAGCCCCAGTTCGATCCGCAACTGAAGTCTCGATTCGTGAGAATCGCGCTCAACGAACTTCGGCCACCGATATAAGTCGATTGATTAATGAACAACCTAAGCAAATCTTTGATGTGGCAGCGAAAATATTAAATGCTCGCGGCTTGCTTACTAAGAAACGAACCAGCATTCCAGGCTTTAGCACCAGACGATTAAAGTTTGATTACGTGTCACCACTCTATGATTTACAAAATCAAGCTGATCTTAATCACTTCATCACAAACTTACAGATCAAACAGCAATTTATGGGTCAAGGTGCAGCTATGGCCTCACTCAATCTGTTTGAAGTGCAGAATTTCTTAACAGACAAACTTAATCTACCACGCAAACTCTTTGCTACAGAGCAAGAGTTGCGCAAATTCCTACAAGGAATGGTCGATCAAAACGTACAACAATTGGCTGCGGGTCAACTATCACAACCTGCTTCATCCACATCTGCGGGAGCTGTTAAGTTCCCTGAAGCCCCTGGAGTCACGATTTAATGGCTGATCCAAAATGCGAAGATTGTAAAGGCACAGGAGTTATTGAGACTGAAGGTGTAGCTCTTGGGCGCCCTTACTACAGCAAGAAATTTAAATCAATGGTGGTTACCGCAATTGGAAACGGCATTTGGCAAAAAACCCCCTGTTATTGTTTATCGGATGAGAAAGAAGAATGTTAGATGATTTATTAGCCGCAAAAAGAATTTCGGTGGAGCAATACGAAGTATTTGTATTGTTTCACGTAAACGAGTTGGGACGTAAAACCCTGGAACGGATGACAATGGCTTATTTCATGGAAGAGCCTGAGAACACGGAGTTTAAGGGCACAGGTTTTGCGTTCTACGATGGGCGTCGCTCGGTATTTAGGGATATTTATCGGGCGATTAATTTTGTCAGCAAAAAATTAAAGGAAGCGGAAGATGACAACCTCGGACGACCAAAAGCAGAATGAAGAAAAATTATACGCAGGAAAATTTAAGTCAATTGAAGATTTAGAAAACGGTTATAAAAATAGTGCCGCAGTATATGATGAAAATGAGAAGCTTAAGAAAGAAATTGAAGAATTTAAAACAACGCCACATGAATATCTTAATCCGAAGGATGTTGAGCTTGATCAAAACCGAATCGAGGATATTAAAGCGCGTGCGAAAGAAGCTGGCATGACCCAAGCACAATACGAAAAGTTTGTGATGGGTGACAAGGCTCGCGTTGAAAAGCACAAACAAGGGTTTGAAGAAGCTAAGAAAGCAGTAGGCGAGCAAACATTAAACATCCTTCAGGACTATGTGAACAAATATTATCCTAAAGAGATCGGTGAGCAAATGATGAAAAGCTTGATCGCTGATAAGACAGCGAGAGAAGCGGCTCTCAAGCATCGTGATTCATTATTAAACACCACTGTAAACGGTTTAAACAGACCGGCACAAGGCGGTTATCATGTGACCCAAGAGGATATTGATAAAGCCTATGCCAAGAAAGAAAAACATCCAGGCGATCTAAAAGCCCGTCAGCATTACCTCAACCTCCTCGAAGCCAAAGCCGCTCAAAAAGCAAGCTAATCTATTGACCTACCAATTTGGTAAGAATTGGTAGGTTTCATTGTTCCCTAGTTGTTTCCTAAACGTCTACTAGACAATATGGTTTTTCTGGCGTTAAAATGAGTCATCTTTGTACGAGCCTGCGAAAGCGGTAACCTCGGCCTTAGATCGCGAACATTATCAGCCTGGTACATCCGGTAACCTGATAGATGATCAACGGAAGATTTAGGTCTATTTAGGCTTAAGTCTAAATCTATTGATATCTATTGGGAGCAGACAGGATGTCTAACCAAATCAATTTAAGTACCGCGTCACAACTGTTTGATACAGAAGTGACCATCAAATTCCAGAACCATCAGTTCTTAATGAACACGATTGAAGAGCGCCACGGAACGACTGGTGACGCAACTAACGTGCCTGTCAGTGATATAATCGAGATGCAACAACAAACGTTTGCACCTGTCGATATTCCTGTAACGCCCGTTAACCCAACCAACGTTATGGTTGTGCCAATCAACTACGCTTTAAAAACCGTCATTGGTGGTGGCGAAAAAACCTTATTCGCATACGATAAAATCGTTGACCACGCTAAGCTTCATGCAAAAGCGCTAGGTCGTATGTGCGACTATATTAAAATTAATTCTCTTTTCACTTCGCCAAGCTTCAGTGGACTATTTACGGTTCCTGTGACTGTCGGTGTTAACACCGGTATGAACGAAGGAAAATTGGCGCAAGCATTATCCTACCTTGAAGATCAAGGTGTGGATGTCATGAATCATGCATGTTCTCTGTGGCTAGCAGCTATCACAAAGCAATCCATGTTGAATGATGACAGAGTAGTAAGTCTTTTCTATAACGATAGACGCCCTCTCGTTGATAACGAATTGGTGTCCTATTTGGGCGTGGATATAAGAACCCTCGGTTCTAATGGTATTAACACCATTCCATTTACCACAGTCGGCAGCACAAATACTTATTTGATGCCGTTGGTAAATAAAGAAGCAATGGTTCAAATATTCAACCGTGATCCTCAAACTAGCATTACTTGGGTACCGCAAAATGATCGGTGGGAATTACTAAGCGTAATGACTTCCGGTGCATCGGTAATTCAGTCTAATGGTATTTCATTGATCACTGTTAACAACCCATTCGTTGCTAACTAATCACGGAGGATTTTAAATGAGTAATTTTTCATCATTAAGTTTAGTGACCGAGAGCTTAATCGGAACAGCACCAAGCCGATTTTCCGGTTCAACGCCTGATAGTTATGCAACTATTATCGGGGCTGGTTACTTAAATGACATTGCTAAAAAAGTTAAAGCGAATGATGTGTTTGATATCAACTACGCTGACAATAGCAATTTCCCATTGAACACAGGTGAAGCGGCTTTATTCGGAAGCTTCAAGGTTCAATATGATCCAGTTTTGGGCAATTGGAACTTAGTTCCTTCTGCAAGTAACCAAAATGGTTTGGCTGCTTATGGTGTTTATGCAGCTAGCTACAACTATGCTGGAGGTAGTGCTTCATTCACGATTAACGATCCATCCATTACGCCTAATAGCGTGGTGATAGGTCGTGTGCAATCAAGCATTAATGCTGCCATTGTCAAAAAGATGCTCCCTGGTAACGGTACATTAGCAGTCGTGTTAAGCACTGATCCAGGCGCAAGCGTGTTCTCCTACATTAACATATTGCCTAATGAGGCTTTGTTAAATGCAGGCGTTATCGCTGCACAATACAGCAATCCAGGTGGTTCAGCGACGATTGTTATAAGCAATCCGCTCA